CCAGGTATTAAGAAAACAGGGACATTGATAGAAGAACAAAATAAAGATGTTAGAATATTAGCAAGTAAAATGGTTGTAGATAAATTTAATGAAAAATATTCTAAACTAAATACAGAACAAAAACGTATCTTAAAAGAATATATAAATAATGTTACTAATTCTGTTAACCTTAAAAAATATGTACTTACTGAAACTAGAAATCTTCAAAATACATTAAAGTCGCTCAAAACAAATATTCCTAGTAAAGTAGTACGTATAAAATTAAATGAAGTTTCTAATTTATTAAATAAGTTTAAAAAGAAACATATTCTAGAAGATAAAGATGTGTTAACAATGTTACGTTATTATGAACTAATTAGTGAACTTAAAAAATTGGGGAATAAATAATGGCTCGTACAGATGTAGTTTTAGGATCATCAAATAATACAGTTGAAAATCAATTTGACAGATTAGGACATCCGGGTAAGTATACAGCTGTACTTAAACATACAGGAGGTGTAACAGATTTTACTGGATCTAATTATGGTTATGGTGCTATGATGATAGGTTCAGGAAGTTCAACAACATTTGGAGCAGCAGATAATGTAGCTTTAACAGGAGGAGGTTCTATACTATTAAGAGATTTTGCAAGTATTCATGGAACAGCTGGAAATGAAATTAGAACATCAATATTAGAATTATCAGTTTCAAAAATTACAACAACTGCAGGTGCACCAGATGTATACTTTTTAAAGAGACAACAATAGGAGATGAGATATGGATTATATTAAATCATTTAAAAAATATTTAGAAGCAGTTGATAAAATCGATGATAAAGAAGCTGCAACTAAATTTGACGATCTAAAAGATAAAGATATTGATAATGACGGTGATGTAGATAAATCAGATTCATATCTTCATAAAAAACTAGGAACAATAGCAAAAAAGACTGAAGGACATGTATATGGCCATGATGATAAAGATGATGAATTAGATGAAATGTCAACTACAGCATCTGTTCCAGGATATCAAACTCCTTATGCATTTCATGATATGGAAGATGATAAAAAAGGATCTGGTAAGAAAAAACAAAAAGATAATGCAGAAACAGCAACAGATTATGAATTAGTAAAAGATTCTATATATAAAAGAATGATGAAATCATTAAATGAAACATCATATAGAGAATATAAAAAAGATCCAACATCAACACCACAACAAAAAGTTAATCGAGGTATAATGGAAGTTAACAAGATGTTGGCAGAAATAGAAAAAATTGTAACAAACAATTTACGATTAAAAACAGAAACAGGAATGCAATCAGGTCATTTCTGGAAAACAACAGGTAAGAGATTTGCAAAAATTAACGAAAGAATGTTAAGAGTTGCACATAGATTAAAAGAATTATCACAATAAGAGTAGGTCATCCGTCCTATTAGGGCGCTACTTAAAATAAGAGAGGAGAAAAAAGATGAAATATTGGCAATCATGGCAAGACTTTATGCGCGACCCAGTTAATAAAGCGTTAAAAGAGTCAAAAGGTATACATGCATGTAAGCAAAAGTATATTCAAGAATCAAATAAAATGCAATGGTATGACCCTGTAATATTACAAGAAGGTCAGCAAGATGCAGGATTAATTAATGCAGCAAATGCATCTGATGGAGGAGGTACACCTTTTATATGTGGACATACTGCAGAAGTATCAACATTTACATTTACTGATGGTGTTCCAAGAGATGATGTATCTGGATCAGCTCTTCATGGAGCATTTTTTGATGTTGAGGCATATAATGGCCAAGTAGATTTTACAGCAGGTCATACTAATTCAATGAAAACGTTTAGATTTATGTTTGTGACAGGTGCAAGTGCTACAAATGATGCAGCACTTACATTTCCATCTTCAATTGATGGTGTTGTAACAGCATCTTCATTTGGTGTTTTCCAAACAACACCAGGTGCTGGAGCAGATACAAATATAACAGCATCATTGTTAGAAGCAATGACAACAGCTGTAGCAGGTCAATCAGCTACAGGAACAGTATTAGGATTTACAAATACAATTGCTCCAAGTGCATTGTTTACAGCTATAACTAGTTCAAGAAATACATT